ATATAAAAATTAAAAATTATGGCTTGTGATTTAACTTTAGGAAGAAAAGAACCTTGTAAAGATGTCGTTGGTGGAATAAAAAACATTTATTTTGTTGACTTCGGAGATTTAGGTACTGTAACACTTACAGATGACGAAATAACTAATATGACTGGTGCTTCAGGTGCATTAACTGCTCGTAAGTATGAGTTAAAAGGTAATTCATCATTAGAGCAAACAGTAAATTCTTCAAGAGAAAACGGAACTACATTTTATGAGCAAACATTAAACTTAACACTTAAGAAGTTATCTAAAGCAGATAATAAAGAGTTAAAGTTAATGGCTTATGGAAGACCACACGTTGCTGTTGAAGATTACAACGGAAACTTTATGATGGTTGGTTTAGTAAACGGTGCTGACGTATCAGGAGGTACTGTAGTAACTGGTGCTGCAATGGGAGACTTAAGTGGTTATACATTAACATTATCTGGTATGGAAACAACTCCAGCTAATTTTATGAAAAACACTACTGGTGTTGTATTTAACGTGACAGACTTTGCTGGGTTAACTGGTACTATAACTATTACAGAAGGTACTAACTCTTAAACAGAGTAGGTTCTTAAACATAGAAAGAGGGGACTTTAATAGTCCTCTTTTTTTTTGAACAATATTCAACATAATAGGTTATATAGGTATGATAAGATTATCGCCAACAGCATCATCTCAATCAATTAGTATAATACCAAGAGTTTATACTGTTGCAAGTGACTTGTCTATGGTTATTGTAGAAGACGGAACAAGAAAAACTCAAACAATAAATGACATAACATCTTCATTATCATCTAATGGTAATTTCTTGCAAATGTCTATAGCTTTTAGTATTTTAACAGCTGAAAATAGCTATTCGTTTGAATTGAAACAAGGAACAACGTTATTATACAGAGGAAAAGCATATTGCACTTCTCAAACTGATAATACAACAGACCACACGTTAAATAATAATAAATATGACGAATATGTTGGTTCTGATACAGATGACCAAAAATATATAATATTATGAACAACTTAAAAGTAATAAATTTATCAGGGTACGAGGTGCCTACAATAAAAGAATCAACAAGATATAAATGGGTTGAATATGGGGATGGAAACAATTATTTTGGTGAACTAATTGAAAGATATTTAGGAAGTCCTACAAACTCAAGATGTGTTAATGGTATTACAGATTTAATTTATGGTAGAGGTTTAGACGCTACTGATTCTAAAGAAAATGCTGTACAGTTTGGTCAAATGGAATCAATATTAAAGAATGATGACGTTAAAAGAGTTGTAAGTGATTTAAAGTTATTAGGACAAGCTGCAATTCAAGTTGTTTATAATAAAACAAAGACGAAGATAATGCAGTTAAAGCATTTTCCTGCTGAAACACTTAGAGCAGAAAAAGCAAAAGAAGGAAAGATTGAAGCTTATTACTATCATCCTAAATGGACTGAAATAAAGCCTAAAGACAATCCAAAAAGAATACCTGCTTTTAAACAAGGTAAGAAAAGTGAAAAAGTAGAAATATATTATATAAAACCATATAGAGCTGGTTTTTATTATTACTCTCCTGTAGATTATCAAGGATGTTTACAGTATTGTAGTTTAGAAGAAGAAGTATCGAATTATCACATAACCAACATCCAAAACGGCTTACAGCCTAGCCTTTTATTGAATTTCAATAATGGTATTCCAGGTGATGAAGCACAGGATTTAATAGAAAGAAAAATATATGAAAAGTTTAGTGGTTCTTCTAATGCTGGTAAATTTATTTTATGTTTTAATGAAGATAGTGAAGCGTCATCAACAGTAGAACCTATACATCTACCTGATGCTCACGCACAATATGAATTTTTAGCAAAAGAATCAAGAGAAAAAATAATGATTGGTCACGGTGTTGTTTCTCCAATACTTTTAGGTATTAAGGATAACACGGGATTTGGAAACAACGCAGAAGAACTGCGTACAGCTAGTGTTTTAATGGATAACATTGTAATAAGACCGTTTCAAACATTGCTGATTAACTCATTTAATGAGCTGCTATCATTTAATGGTTTAAACCTTAATCTTTACTTTGTTACTCTGCAACCAATTGAGTTTACGCAGCTTGATAATATAGCTACAAAGATTAAAAGAGAAGAAGAGACAGGTGAAAAACTATCAAGTGAAGAAAAGAATGATTTTTCTGACAATGAAGGGGATAATTTAGTTTCTCAACTTGAAGGTTTAGGTGAAAAGATAGATGAAGGTAATTGGGAGCTTATACATACAGAAAAAGTAGAAGACACAGAAGCAGAATTTGATTTTACTAAACTTGCTGAAGTATCAAAAGATGACGCTAAACCTAATAAGGTTTCATCACAGGATAATTCAACATATAAGGTTCGCTACTCCTATGGTCCTGTAAGAAATTCTATTAATAGTAGAAGATTTTGTGTTAAAATGGAATCATTAACAGCACAAAACCTTGTATTTAGAAAAGAAGATATAAATATGATGTCTTTAAGGGGTGTAAATAGAGAGTTAGGTCATAAAGGTCAAAACTATTCATTACTAAAATTCAAGGGCGGTGTTAATTGTCATCATTATTGGGAAATGAAAGTTTATAAAAAGAAAGTGTCCGATAATAATCTTGTTAGCGAGTCTGAAGCAATAAAAGATGGTTTAAAAGACCCTATTAACCCAAGTGAAATATCTGTTGAACCTAGAAATATGCCTAATAACGGACATCATCCAAACTATAAAAAATGAAAGCACTATTTATTACATTAGAAGAATTAAAAAGAAAATCTATTATAGATGGTAATGTTGATACAGATAAGTTAATACAATTTGTTGAAGTAGCACAAGATACGGTTATACAGAATTATCTTGGCACTAAATTATATGACACGCTTCAATCAGGAGTAATAAATAGTAATTTATCAACTGACAACTCAACCTTAATAAACACTTATATAAAACCAATGCTTATTTGGTACACGCAGTCAACATATTTACCTTATGCTGCATATCAAATAGCTAATGGAGGTATATATAAACATAATAGCGAAAATGCAACCTCTGTTTCAGAATCAGAAATAACTAAATTAACTAGACACGCTACAGAAACTGCAGACTTTTATGCTAAAAGGTTTTTAGATTATATGAATGAAAATAGCAATCTATATCCAGACTACATTTCAAGTCAAGATGGTGGAATGTATCCTTTTAGGGACGTTAATTTTACAGGGTGGGTTCTATAATGAAAAGAGGTGAATACGTAAAATATAATAGCAAGACTAAAAAGCAGAACGAAATCAAATTAAAGAGTTATATAGAAAAGATAAAAAATGTCATTCGGGTCAATATATGATGATAGCTGGTGGGGAAATGATAGTGAATCTAATAATTGGGGAATAATTTATCCAGTATAAGAAAATGGGGTTCGGAGAAATATATAGTGTAAGTTGGTTTGGGAGTGTTAATGAAGCAAATGGATGGGGTGATATTTACCCTTTTGATGCAGATGGTTCAACATTAACAGTTGACACAACATTATTTACATCCGATAGTTCAACATTAACAGTAGACGCAACAGTATATTAAAATAAAATAAAATGGCAAAAACAGCAATTAACGTAGGAAGTTCAGCAAATGATGGGACAGGTGACCCATTAAGAACTGCAATGCAATCAACAAATTCAAATATTAACGAAATATATTCACTTTTTGGTGATGGCACAACACTTGCAGTAAGTGGAGATGCAACTGTATCAGCAGGTGCTTTAACAATAGCTGCAGGAGCAGTAGAAAATAGTATGCTAGCTGATGATGCCGTTGGAGCTGATGAATTAGCAGCAGACGCAGTAGTAACCGCTTCTATAGTAGATTCAAATGTAACAACGGCTAAAATTGCTGATGATAATGTAACTTATGCAAAATTAGGTGCAGAATTCACAACAGCAGCAGCATTAAGTGGTACTGAAGTAGATTGGGCAACTGCTACAACATTTACTAAAACATTAGGAGCAAACACAACTTTAACATTTGCTAATGTATCGACTGGAATGCAAGTTAATTTAGTTATTAGTGGTAACTACACTTTAACTTTACCGACAAGTGTTAAAGAACTTACAAATGCTTCAACGTATGATGGAACTGGAGAAAATTTAATAAGTATAGTTTCTACAAATGGAAACACAGAGCAATTCGCAACAATAAATAAAGTAGCATAATTATGAAAGCAGTAAATAACGCAGGAATTATAACATTTTATCAGTCAGTACCAAATTCATTTAGGTCATCAACTGGTTTACATTTAAACGTAAAAGGTTGGTCAAGTCAAGATATGAAAGACAATGGACTTTTTGATGTAATCATAGATGATAGTTATGATTCAAGAATACACGATTTAGGTGAGATATATTGGGACACAGGGGCAACAGTATTCAAAAAAGACAAATCTAATAAGTCATTTGATAAATCAGTAAGCGAATTAAAAGAGCAATCAATTAGCAACTTTAAAAGTAGAATTGGTGGTGAACTTGCAAAAACAGATTGGTATATAATAAGAGAAATGGATAATGGTGTTGATGTACCTGCAGATATTGTAGATGCAAGAGTAGCTTTAAGAGAATTATCAGATATAGTTGAATCGGAAATAAATGAACTAACTACTAAATCAAAAGTTATTACATACGATTTCCCAAACATTTAATAAATGGGTTTAAATAAAAGATTAATTGGTGCAGGTGCTACTGCAAGTGGTGCATTAACACCAAGCGAACACTTTGGAGTCGTATTATACGAAGGGGATGGTTCTACATCACATTCTATTAATGGAGGTAAGTTTGGTGCAGGTGCTTATTTTGCTGGTGATAGTGTGATTGATACTGGTTTATCAACAATTAATTTTGTTAGTGATTTAAATGATAGAACTGTAGATTTTTCTTTTTCTTGTTGGGCTCAAATTCACAGTTATCCACAAGGTGATAATACAATTTTTTATATAGGTAACTATAATGTTTATTCTCCAAGCTATGCTGCTATAATACTTGATTTTAGAAGTGCAAGTAAAAAAATTAGGTTTACACATCAAACACAATATATAGAATCAACAAGTACTTTTAATGCACCAATGACAACTTGGGTTCACATTGCAGCAGTAAGAGATAATTCTGTATTAAAATTATATATAAATGGTTCACTTGAAGCAAGTGTTACTTTAACTGCTGACACTCAAGTATCATCATCAACAACTTTAGATATAGGGGGATTTCAATTTGGTGCTGGAACAATATACAGCGACTTTATTGGTAAGATGGACCAAGTTAGAGTATTTCAAAAAGCCCTATCATCATCAGAAGTTTCAACACTATATGCAGAAACAGTAGAAACAGTAGAATCATTAGACCCACTATCAGAAGATACAACAGACACACT